CTTGCCTAGACAAGTAGCATTTGACTATGTCAGCAATAATCAAAATAACAAATCTACTAATAGAGATGAAAGTTCGCAACAGAAACAACCTGGACTCAGTCCACCAAATCCTTTACCAACACCTAGCGCACTAATATCTGGTAGTGGAGATCCTGCTAGCCCGGCAGACCAAGCTGACACAGCTACAGATCAAACACCTGGAGGTAGTCAACCAGCTGCAGAAGCCGCAAATAATGAACCATCAGGAGCTCAAGCTGATTTGCGTTCTCCGTTAGCACGAGTCAGAGATACTGCACCAACACAGACTATAGATGTAAATACTCGACCACCGCAGTTAGGTAATGATGCTACTGATGCCCAGCTGGCGCAGAACTATAGACAAAAAGCCACATATTTCCAAAATCTAGCAGATAAAGCAACAGCATCTGGTGATAAAGAACTTGCGGCCGCATATCAAGAACAGGTTCCGGTATATCAAGGATATGCTGCACGACGTCAGGCATTGGCAGATGGTAAATCAAATCAATAGGAAATAAACAATGGCAATAGATCACAGAATAGGCAGTAAGGTAATTAAAAATGCTCGCAGAGAAGAAGCCCCAGGCACTCGCGTTGATCCCTATCCTTATATTGGTATAGTTAAAAACAATCTTGATCCTACACGCAGTGGTCGCCTACAAGTTTACATACCGGATCTTGGTGGACCACCAGATGAACCTAACAATTGGCGCACAGTCAGTTATGCTAGTCCGTTTCAAGGTTACACTCCTTTAACAGAAAAAAGCACAGAAAAGCCCAGCACTGCTAATAGTTTTGAAACGGTTCATCATACCTATGGCATGTGGATGGTTCCACCTGACATTGGTGTACAGGTTATAGTATTGTTTATAGCAGGTGATCCCTTGCGTGGTTATTGGTTAGCTTGTGTAAATCCTCACCTAAGTCGTTTCATGTTACCAGGTATGGCAGGAACTCCTAATGTAGATCCTGACACATTAAGTGCCAGCGAAAAGAAAGCCTATCTAAGCGGAACTCCAATTAATCTGCCTACAGTAGAATTTAATGAATACACAAAAAATTTTACTAATGAGGCCTATTACAATAACAATAAACCAGTCCATAAGATACAGCTAGAAATACTTAAATTGCAAGGGTTAGATAGAGATCCTATCAGAGGTGCTATATCTAGTTCAAGCCAGCGAGAAAGCCCTAGCCGTGTGTTTGGTATATCTACTCCTGGTCGTCCTATAGTTGACCCTGCCGATGATCAAGAACGTTATCTTGAACAACTTAGCACAGGCAACATAGATAAAAAATATCTGTTTACTAAAGCACGCAAAGGTGGACATCAATTCGTTATGGACGATGGTGCAGCTCTAGGTGAAGATCAGCTGGTCCGCCTACGCACTGCTAAAGGTCATCAGATTCTCATGCATGATACCAACAATACGATTTATATAGGTCATGCAGACGGTGAAAGCTGGATAGAACTAAATGCTGATGGTGCACTAAATGTGTTCACTACGTCTGCATTAAGCATGCGAGCCAAAGGTACGATAAATCTACACACAGACAGCGACTTTAATCTCAATGCTGATGGTGATGTTAATATCAAAGCAGGCGGAAAATTTGCCGTTAACAGTGCGACCACAGATTTACTGCAAACATCAGCACTAAACATAGAAAGCGCAGGTAAGGTCGCTATTAAAACCGGTGGCGATTTTCTAGTAGATGCACAGGGTAAAATCAGTCTCAAAGCCGGCGGAATATTTGCCACAGAAGGATCAGGTATATACCAAAATAGTGGCAAAACTGTAGGAGTCCCTGCATTTAAACCCATACAGGTTAATAAACTTCCAGACACTGAAGATCAAGGTGGTTATTGGAACATAGTGCCCGGAGCATTGTCTACTATAGTTACTGTAGCACCAAGCCATGAACCATATTTTAGAGGCGAGACTGGGGTATTCTTCCTACCAACAAGCCCTGGTATACAGCCCGGAACTGCATGGTCAGAAGCAGTTGACGCTACTAAACAAGCACAGGATACAGGAGTTCAAAATCCTGCACAAGATAAAGATCTACGCAATCAACCTGCCTGCGATTGCACTTTAGGTAATCTCGACAGCGACCAATTAACAGCATATTTTGCACAGATCGGTAAGAGTGAAAGCGGCGGTAACTATGCCGCAGTAAACACCATCGGCTATGTAGGCAAATATCAATTTGGTTATCCTGCACTGATTGACACTGGTTATGTTAAATCTAGTTGCACATCAAACGCACAATTACGTAATCCTAATGTATGGACCGGTAAAGGTGGAATAGACAGTCTAGATGCGTGGCTCGCTAGTTCAGCCGAACAAGAATCAGCTATGTGTAGTTATACTAAGAAAAACTATTCAACCATGTGCCGTATCGGTGCAATAACACAGGATCAATCTGCAGAAGATGTTGCTGGTATGTTGGCAGTCAGCCATCTGCTAGGCCCTGGTGGAGCTAAGAAATATCGCCAAGGACAAAATAGTGCAGATGCCTACGGCACTACTGGCGCTACATACTTCAACAAAGGCAAATATGCTGTAGCAGTCCTAGCACCTAAACTACCAGCAATAAATGCCGGATAAATATTATTATGGCTACTACATACAAAGGATTTAGCACACAGGCCGGCAGCACTAACTTCCGCTTGACTGACTTTAATCTAATCAAACAGGACATATTAAATCACTTTAATATACGCAAAGGTGAAAAACTCATGCGTCCAAACTTTGGCACTATCATCTGGAATGTCCTACACGAGCCATTTACTGAAGATCTTAAAAGCGTTATTACCCAAGATGTGCAGGCTATTGCCGCATACGATCCACGTGTGAGTTTTGATAATATCATTATCACAGAGTATGATCAGGGCATACAGATAGAACTACAACTACGCTACGTTATGACTAATCAGACAGATCTAATGCTGATGACGTTCAACGGCGCTACCAATAGACTCACAGCCAGTTAATTAACTACACAGTTTATTTTCCTGATAAATACTATATAATAGGAAAACAAGCATGGCGATTACCACGAGACAAACCAGTTTATTAGTTGCAGAAGACTGGACCAAGCTATATCAAACGTTCCGCAACGCAGACTTCCAAAGCTATGATTACGAAACTCTGCGTGCCAGCATGGTCAGCTATCTACAGTTATACTATCCAGAAGATTTTAACGACTTTATCGAATCCAGCGAATTTATCGCTTTAATCGATATGATCGCTTTCCTGGGTCAGAGTTTGGCCTTCCGTGCTGATCTAAATGCCCGTGAAAATTTTATCGACACAGCACAACGTCGTGACAGTATCCTTAAACTTGCGAGATTGATCTCATACAATCCTAAACGTAATATTAACAGCAAAGGCTACCTAAAATTTGATTCAGTCAGCACTACAGAAACTATCTATGATAGCAACGGTCTTGATCTCAGCGGACTAGTGATCAACTGGGCAGATGCTGGAAATGGCAACTGGTTAGAACAATTTACTCTAATTTTAAATGCCGCGATGGTTAATAATCAAAGCGTAGGTAAACCCAGCAACAGCCAGATCATCAACGGTATTACCAATGAAGAATACCAGATCAATCTTGTGCCAAATATCCTAGCTAAGTTTCCTTTCTCAGCTACAGTAGCCGGCACACAGATGTCATTTGAATCAGTTAGCCCAACATCAAGTGGTAAAACCTACGTTTATGAAGCTAATCCATACCTAAATGCACCGTTTAATATCCTATACAAAAATGACAATCTAGGTAATGGTAGTGTTAACACTGGATTCTTCTTATACTTCGTGCAGGGCACATTACAGAGCCAAGACTTTACTTTTGCTGAAAGCATTCCTAATCGTGTGTTTAGTGTTAATACTAATAACATCAATAACAGCGATATTTGGTTATATAGTTTAGATGCAAATGGAAATCTTGACATCCTATGGGAACAAGTGCCAGCAGTGGCTAATACTAATGTAATTTACAATCAAAGCCAAAATCGCAACATTTATCAGGTTAACACACGTGCTGGTGATCAGATAGATCTAGTATTTGGTGATGGTAGTTTTGCTAACCTACCACAAGGCAACTATAGACTATACTATAGAACCAGCAATGCCTTACAATATAAGATCACACCTGATGAAATGCAGGGCATAATCATTCCCGTAAACTATGTCAGTGCCAGTGGTCGTGTTGAAACAATTAATATCTCAGCTAGCCTACAATACACTGTGGCTAATGCTACCACACGTGAAAGTCTGGACGATATAAAACAAAAAGCACCACAGCAGTATTATACACAGAATCGCATGATCACAGGTGAAGATTATAATATCTTACCTTATACCTTGTTCAATGATGTGCTTAAGATCAAAGCTGTGAACAGAACATCCAGCGGTATTAGCCGTTACCTAGATGTTATTGACGTCACGGGCAAGTATTCTAGCACTAACATCTTTGCACAAGATGGTATGCTGTATCAAGATAACTTTATCAATACATTTAGTTTTGACTACAATACTACCAATGATATCTATCGCGTGATCTATGATCAGGTGCAACCTATAGCAGAAGCACCAGAGACCACACAGTTTTTCTATCAAAACTATCCTCTGATCACATTGACTGATATCTATTGGCATACGTCAACTACTATTGCCAATGGTAGCACTGGCTTCTTCGTAGATAGCCAAGGCAAAATCCTGCAGATCGGATCAAATGTGACCAGCAATAATCAATATATCGTGCAGAATTCTATCGTGAGATTCTCAGCTGGTGCTGGTAATTATTTTGATGCCAACAACTATGTCAAAGTAGGCACACCAAGCCAGCCAGGTGACAAATATTATATCTATGCAGCTATCGAACTAGTTGTAGGTGATGGCACTAATGGTGGTCAAGGTAATTTATCCAGCGGTCAAGGTCCAGTGACTATAAACGCAGTGATTCCACAGATTGGTTATGATCTAGCAGAACAGACTATTATCGGTGACAAGGTATTTGCGGTATTTAATAATAGTTTCTCAAACAGCCTAGTATCACAGATGGTTAGCTATATACAGGCATTTGCTAATTTTGGTCTACGTTATGATGTGCAATCAGGCACATGGCGAGCCATAACCCCACAAGATTTAAACACGATAGATGGATTTAGTCTTACTAATGCAGGTAATACCAGCGGGCAAGGGTTGGATTCAAGTTGGATCATAGCGTTTGAAACTGTTGGTCAAACATATACCGTTAGCTATCGAGGTTTGAACTATGTTTTCCAAAGCGTGCAAGAAACTAACTTTTATTATGATGGAACTACTAAGATATTTGATGCCGCCACAGGCATCACTGTTCGAGATCAAATCAAGGTCTTAAAAGTCAATAGTAACCCCGACAACTCTAATCCGTTAGCATTGGACTATATTTGGTATATCTACAAGAGCGTAACTAATGTTGATGGATATGTTGATATCAACAAGATACTGTTAACATTCAGTGATAGTGATAACGATGGTATCCCCGATAACCCAGAATTATTTGATCTTATAGTTAATCCCAACGTTAATACAGATCAAAAATATGTTTACTTCGTGCAGACAGTAGGCTACGATAATTTTGCTGTGCAGGCTCCGGTAGATAACACCACTGTGGTAAGTATCTACAATACATTACGAGATGCGCAGATAGCGGCTACACTATATCAAAACGGTCAGCTATTCTACATACCAGCCGACAATAAGTTTTACAAACTTAATGTAAGTGGTGCAGTATATTCCTTGATAGAGCAAACAGGTACGAATGGTACAGGATTCTATACAGCTAAAGTTGGTCGACAAAGTCTATACTTCCAATATCGCCACAATAGTCCCAATAATCGACGCATTGATCCAAGTCCAAACAACATCATTGACTTGTATATCATGACACAGCAATATGCCACTGATTACATAGCATGGGCACAGGACATTACCGGTACTATTGTTGAACCATCTGCACCGACTAGTGAAGAACTTGAATCTAATTACAGCACATTAGATAACTATAAGGCTATTAGTGATACGATCATCTATAACCCTGCGGCATTTAAACCTTTGTTTGGTAGCAAAGCAGACCCTACACTACAGGCACAGTTTAAAGTAGTTAAGAATCCTAATGTGGTCGTGAGCGACAATGATATCAAGACATCTGTGATCGCAGCTATCAATCAATATTTTGATATAGCCAACTGGGACTTTGGT